CAACATTAACGAATGAATTGCAACAGCTCTTTCACTTTATTACCTAGTTCATTAACTGTGCCATCGTTGTCTATGGTATAATTAAATTCTGAACCAACCCAATCCCATTCCGATTGGTGTATGCCTATGACTCTCATTCCCATAATTGCTGATGAAAAACCGGCAGCTGCATCTTCGGCAAGTTTGTACCAATCAGGTTCTTCACCTCGCCTGACACGCACAATTACTCCACCGTTTTGTTGAATGTAATTTATCTCATTTTTAAATCGAACATCAGTAACAACTACATCTTTACCTTTTGCACGATTCAATAATGAGATAACCCATACATCTTGGTGAAACACATTTCTTCCTGCTTCTGTGCCCATCAATTGTAATGCCAAGCGTGGCGTAAAAGAATAACCAAATTTTTCACTCCAGAAAGAATCTGGTTCTTCACGCCACTTGCGAGAAACTTCAGTATCACCCTCAAGCATCTCTCTTGGCCAACCGAACATTATTGAGCAGGCATCCTTTAAAGGTTTGGCAAAACTATCTTTGGTGAATCCATGAACTTCAAGGATATCACCAACTGTCCCTTTACCAGAACCGATAAAACCTACCAGCCCTATAATCATAGACGGCCTGTATACTGTGCAACTGCTGGCATATTGCCAGTAAATGCATATGTACCAATGTGCTGTGTACGCATCCAAGGACAGAGATAAATTTGTCCACCCATTTTGCGCCACATTTGACAGAACATATAATCTTCACTTAGATATCGTTCTGAACCGCCACCTGTAATAGATTCTTTGGTGTCGATAACAGTATCAAAGTAAGCATGGATGTAACGTGATCCATCAAAGTTAGCTTGACCAACGTGGTCTGGTTTGTATTTGATAGTTGGATATTCAACTGCCATCTTTTCAAACACATGACGTTTAATCATCATGTGACCAGTTCCAATTTCCATCACCTCAAGTGGCTCTGAAACTTGGAATTGATTCGTGCCTTTAACTACGTTGAAGACATATTCACCAACCAAATTTTCAAGTTCTTTTGGTTCTAGGTTGGGATGTTTGCGAGCAGTTTCGGCTACATTGTTCCAGTTGATTGATTTTTTCGGATAAGGACCACCAATAACATCTTTGTCTAATGCCAATAGTGCAATGATATCTTGGGGTGAGTAATGAATATCAGAATCGATAAACAATAAGTGTGTGTGGTCTGAACGTAGAAACTCATCAACAAGATAATTGCGAGCTCTAGTTATTAATGATTCGTTAAAAAGAAAAGAAAACTTAGTTTCAATACCATACCGAGTCATAGTGGTTTGCAAATCAAGGCATGATTTAACATACAAGCCGTGAGCCATACCGCCATACATTGGTGTAGCAATGAATATTTTATTCTTTTTCAACTCATCTACGTTTACTTGAATTTCCATAATGTGTCCATAAAATAAAAAAAAAGGAGAGATACTAATATATATCTCTCCTTCTTCAACTATTCGCCTCTAATTAGGCAAATGCACGCTCACCAGTTGAACGAATTGCAGCAATACCTGCAGCGACCATACGCTTAGTTGGTGTACCTAAACGATAAAAAGAAACTTTCTCTCCGCTTGTATTGATGCGGCTGTTCAAGTAAATTGCATTGCCTTCATTACGCAACTCATTGATAGTTGCGGATGGGTTTGCAACACCGAAAACTGACTGCATTTTGTTTGCGGTCAAAGTGTTGTAAGAACCTTCTTTAGAAAGATAGGCAAGGACTTTAGATTTTGTAGACATAATATCTCCATGATAAAAACGAATCGCATTAAAAAAATTATCTGAGAGGCGACTCATCTCTCAAATGATGTGTAATTATAACATAAAAAAAATAGTGTGTCAACACTTTTACAGGTAAATAAGTAAAAAAGACCCATCGTTGCCGATGGGTCAAGTGCCGAATAAATTAGTTTTTAGAAAGGAATATCTTCTTCCTGTTCTTCTTCCTGAATTTCAGGAGCCATTGTTTGTGTCATCAGAGTTTCAGTATTTGCACCCGCATCAACTTTGGTATACAAATCTAAGAATGACATTTTGGTATCGGTGTCAAAACGATTCAGGCATAACTCAATCGATTTCATCTTGTTACCAAACACACCATAAGTTTTGATAATGTGAACTAAACGGCGAGTGGAAATCACTTCATCAAGGCCACCATCATCAAATGTTTTACGAATAACATCAGCCCAAGTAACAAGTTTCTCGGCAAATTCATCATCTGATTTACCAACAGCAGTCAATTCTTTTTTCAGAATCTTGCGTTCAATGTTAATTGGAGGCCATTGTTGTTCGTAGGTATTCAAGAATCGTTCCAAGAAAGCTTCGTTCAATACGTTAGTGAACATATAACGGCCATCTTCTGAACCTTTGCCTTTAGTATTGGCAGTAGCTACGATTGTGAAGCCTACAGCAGGATAAACAATCTCATTCTTTTTCTTCAACAAGAATGGTTTGCCTTCAAGAACACGTTGCAATGAGGAAAGGTTCTGAGCACCATAATCAATTTCATCAATACACAAAACTGCACCTTGACGAGCCGCAACAGTAACAGGACCATCACGCCATTCCATTTGACCATTAATTAAAACATAATTGCCAAGTAAATCACTTTCATCGGTTTCAGGTGTCATTGATACACAAACGAATTTGCGTTTTGCTTTGGCACAAGCCTGTTCAACAGACATTGTTTTGCCATTACCAGAATTACCTGTAATGAAGATTGGGAAGAATTGATTTGATGAAATGATATTAATCAAATCATCATAGTGTCCGAAAGGAACATAATTTTTGTAAACTGAAGGAACTAAATTTTCAGTTTCGAGTTGTGTAATAACACTAGTAATTCGATTACCAGTTTTCACTTCTTGTTTTGGCATTTGAATAACCTGTGCTTGTAAATCAATTGTTGTAGATTGTGAAACGGATGCCGATGAAGGCACTTTATAAACACCACGTTTCTCACGATTGGCTAAATCATTAGTGAACCAATACGGATGAGCGATTTCTTCTTTATCGCAGATTTGTTTAATTTCTTCGAAAGTAACATTTTGTTTGCCAGTAGCAATCAAGGCGGACATAAATTTTTCTTTCACTTCAGCACGCTTACTCATAATATAAAAACTCCAATTTCAATTAAGATAACACCATTATAACACGAAACCATAGCCTTGTCAACCAGTCTGTTGCACAAAAACAACAAACTAGGAGGCAATGCCTGCAATGAATTTCGATACCAGAACACGGTTCACTTGCCGCTTTTTATTGAATTTCATAAAAGCATTTTTCAATTTGTTAGCGGTAAATTTACCATCGATTTCAATTGATTCACTTTCAATTTTCAAATCTTCACCAGAAGGTAAGAGGTAAAAACGATTGTAGCCTTTGTTGTAAGATTCAAGGAATTTATCCTTCTTAACTTTTGCAGCCAAATTTTTCACTTCGTGACAAACGTATCCTTTGTTGACACCTTCACCTTTTTCATTTTTGTATTTTTGCATAATGTCATTATACAATCTACGGCGAGATTTAGAAGTAATAAAGAAACCAAAAATGCGAGTACCAGTTTTCTTTTTCAACCATTCAAATGCTGCTTCACGCAAGGCTTCACCAGGATAGATAACTTCAGGATTTAATTTCATTTGAAACTTGATACTGTCATCAGCAATAATAACATTCTCACGGGTATGAGACCAACCTTCCCATGAAACATTACCTCTGTTCTCATCATACTTCAAATGGTAACCACAACTATCGGCATCACCATCGTGTACAACAATCAAATTCACGATATCAAGGTTATTTCTCATTTTGAATTTACTAATTGCAGGTTCAATTGCAAAAATTGATTGAATCAGAGGAGTCATACCAAGACCTTCTGAATGTGGAATAGTAAATTTTGGTCTATCTAAAGAGTATGCATTAGCAAGAAGAATCATATTCTTAACGCAACGATTATAATCTCCAGTTTTCATTGTAGAATTCAAATACTCACGCAAGTAAGCACCTTCAAATTCCATCTCACCAGCTTTTCTACTGAAAGCAGGAGTCATTTTTTCTTTATCAAAGACCGCATCGGTTACATCCATACGGCGACCATGGTCATAATCACTAAAACTATAAACAACAAAAGGAATATTCACTTTACGGCAAAATGCGGTCAGAATCAAAATCTGTTCAATAGAACCCGTCATATTATCACGCATCGAACCAGATTTATCAAGTAACAAAACCAAACCGTGGGATTTACCTTTTGGTAAAACAGTCATCTTGCGGAAGATATTATCTTCAACTTGGTACTTGTAAATTTTATTAATGTCAATATCACCTGTATCGGAGATTTTAGCCTTAGAGTAAGACCTTGCAGCCTTTTTCATTTCGAATTCTTTAGCCAACAAAGAAATATAACGGTCATTTTGAGTTTTGAATTCTTTAACCAAATTCTCAACTGTACCATTATTATAGTTAGATAATTCTTTGAAATGTTGTTCCATCAATTCGTGAACCCGTTTGTAACCCGTATATACAGATTTAGGATTCACCAACTTAGGCACATTCATGTAACGATAATCACGGCATTTTTCAGAAAGCAATTTGCCTTCATTATTTCTAAATGCTTCATCAGTAACACAATCTGGTTGGAATTCTTCACTTTCTTCACCGAATTCTTTAGAATTCTTTTCACGATTTAAGACATTTTGTTTTTCATCCAATTCTTCATCGGTTTCTTCAGCATCACCATCAGATGAATTTACATTTTGTTTTTCATCATCCGATTCTTCATCAGAATCTTCTGTATCATAGTCATCAGAATCTTCTGCATCATCATAATCATCACCATAATCCATATCTTCAAAATCATCATATGGTGCATTGATTTGTTTTTTCGATTGTTCATCTTTTGAGTAATCAAAAATTTCATCACAAACATTCAGAACATCAGTCCATGTTTCAACTGCCTCAACTTTAGCAAGCATAGCTTGTTCTTTTTCATCAAAGGCAATACCTAACATTGTACCACCTTTTGTATAAAGGTTCAAGCGGTCAATAAATGCCAAGTCATTTACATTTTGATTTTTGATACCGAAAAAATCACGGTCTAAAAGGTTAGAATAACCGTTAATGAATGATTTACGAATGCCTGGATATTTACGTTTGACTTTTTTCTCAATGCGAGCATCTTCAATCACATTAAGGAATCTTTTGTAATTTTCACCTCTATCAGAAACGGCATCATGCCACCCATCTTTAGGTGTATATAAAGCATGGCCAACTTCGTGACCTAATAAAAGGTCGTATAAGTCACCAGTCATATCATCCCAAATTGGACAATATAGAACACGGTTCAAAGTATCAAATTTTGCGGTTCTGATTTTTTGATGCTGAATCGTAAGATTTTCAGTAGCGAGCAATTTCGCCAATTGTGATTTTGATTCGACACTATAATTTTGCATAGTTTACCTATTTAACTTTTAATACAACCATTGTAACACAGGTAGCTGGTATTGTCAAGCCTTGTTGTTGTTGGAAAACAACACTCTAAGTTCTTGATTTATATCAGTATTTTTACTTACTTCATGCAGTATTTCAGCCACACCATGAGTTTTGAAGGCATTTACCACATCGGTAACGCAGGAATAGAAGTGTTCTTCTTCCTGTTCTAGTAAGGTGTGTGAATAATCTCTCATTGAAGTTATCATTATAACACAAAAATTGATTCTGTGTGGCAATAATAAAAAACCCCCATCACTTTTGGGCAACAGGGGTTTTAGGTTTCATTGAACTGGAGATTTAATGAAAGATGGAGCGGTGTCTTTGAGTTTCACAAAGTTAATTAAGGGGGTACCGAAATCTGTTATCCAACCCACCGCATATTTTTTACTATGTTATAATTATATAGGACTTTTTTCATAAAAGCAAGCACTATTTGTATTATCTGCCTACTTGGCCAAGATACTTTGCCTTAGTTTCTTCCCATGTAAGATACATCAAGTCATCATAGAACAAAGTTTCGGTTGATACCTTATTTTTCTTCTTTAGAAAACCAATACGACCCTTAGCGTGTTTCTCTTTCCATATCGTTGTCAATGATTCATAACTGGTATCAAATGATTTAACCAATTCAGTTTCTTTGATATCACCACGCAAGAAGTCAAATGAGTTATTGTATAATGGACTGAAATAAATGCCACGATGATGTTCAGCTTTAATCAATTCTTTTGGTATACCCATCTTAGAGTAAGTAAAGTTTAATGAACGATTCTTGTGGTCACGTTTATGTGGTTGACCACTTGCCTTCTTTGCAACATACCATTCAAAATATTTACGAGTATGATTTGCTTTCAACCATTCACGAATCTTGTATCGTGTATCTCTATTAGGTTCGAATGATACGGAACCAGAGGAGAAGCCCATAGGGTTCCAATGGTCAAGATTATCATA